TCACCAGCGGGCTGCGTCCTTCCGGGGGCGCTTGCTCTGCATAGCAATTGACCAGCCGGGTCTGGGCCGCCTTCTTCGAGCGCAGCCGGTAGGAATGAAATGGGAGATCCAAGCTACTGACCCGTCAGAATGCTATCGCCCATGCGATGGCCACTACCGGCCGGCAGCTGTGACATATCTGCGCCTTCGAGCTTCAGATTCATGATCGTGCGCAGAATGGTTGTGTAACCCTCCTCTGCGGTAGCAACGGTTCCTATTGGCACCTGAGCGCCAAAATGTGCAGCGACGCGTAGTGCAAGCCTTCCCCAAACCCCCGTCTCGGCCCATGCGGGAATCGGACAGGTTGCCGCCGTGGATGATTGCTCGAAATATCCCAAGTCAATGCCGTTCGCATCCTTCCATGTCGCGAGCATCTGGTTCATCTGCCGGAGACAGAAGGTGCCTTGCTCAGCCGATGGTGTCTCAGTCTCATCAATCACATTGATGCCTCGGAGCGCATCAGTGATCATTTGCAGATTGGTGCTCATGTAGGAAGGGCGGGTGTCAGTCCCCGCCCGCCTCTATTACGAGGTCGCGAAGCCCGTGGCCATCGTACCGGTGCCGATCACCAGCCCCTGAATCAGCCACTGAGTGGAACTGATGGCCCTGAGAGTCAGCTTCTCGCCGATGAAGCCGCCCTTCGTGTCACCGTCCAACGTGAGCGCAACGATCGTCGTGCCGTCTGCGGTGAAGATGTCACCGGAGGTCGCAATCGTGGCGTCACCCGCCATGACTGCACCCACCAGGAACACCGTGGCCGCATTGGTGATGATCTTGTACGAGTTGGAGGTACGCTGAACCGTCGTACCAAACTCGAAGCTCATCCCAACGACCGGAGCCGGAAGCGTCCACACGATGCCAGCCGCGCGATCATTCAGGCACAACGCGCCTGATTCTCGCGGAAGTAAGGTGCGCGTGGCGCCCACGCTCTGAATCACCTCCTGAGCGTAGCCGGTGTGCTGCGAGAGCGAACCGGAACGATAGGAGACCTGTTCGTAGTCTTGAAGTGCCATGTTTGCTATCTCCCTTACATCGTGATCCGGCAGCCCCACTCCGGGCGGAGTGCAGCCATTCCGTAGAGGATGTCCAGACGCATCAGCAGCTCATCGTTGCGGATGTCCGAGCCCATCCACACGCGCACCGACAGTCCGTCCTGCGTGCGGCGAACGCACTTCTGTGCGTCGTCCATCAGCGGCAGGGCCGCGGTGACGAACTGGTATGCCTCCTTGTGGTACATGAGGTTCTGCACGTAGGAGGTGCTCGCCACGCCGATGAATGTCAGCGTCTTCGAGTTGAAGTCGGTCGTGAGCAGCTGCGCGCCCGTCGAGCTGCAGACATTCTGCCGCCCACCGGTCAGGAAGATCTGCGGGCTGATGGTCGTGGTACTCGCACCGATCGCCGTGATGGTGAACTGCTGCAGCGGAGCACCAGGCAACACGGCCTTGGTTTCCGGATGACACTGATACACGCCGGCGATCGTGAACACCTGCCCGACAACCTGGGCCGTGACCGCGACCGTGGTGTGAATGTCGACCGTGGTGCCATTGCTCGACGACAGCGCGCCATCTGTCACGAGCGCGGCCGCATCCGTCGTGCCGGTCACGTCCGAGCCGTTCGTGAGCGTCCACATGCGATCGTTCTCGTACCAGTCCGCCATGGCAGTGCGACCCACCATGCCTTCCCGGTACTGCTCCTTGATCTGCGTGGCATCCTGAAACAGACCTTTCAGCCCGTTCACGATCTTGCTCATGTTGATGGAGTCGTACTGAATGAACCGGTTGCCATCCTTCGGCGCGAGGTTCTGGTTCAGCTTCGCTCGAGCATCGCCGAACGGCAGCAGATCGGTTGGCGGGGTGCCTGCCGTACCTGCGACGTTGAACGTGGCCTTCGTCGCGAAGGCAATGAAGTCCGATTCGATGCCGGAGATCAGCGAGCAGACGGCCGGGCGAATGTAATTCTTCGACAGATCGTCGAAGGCTGCGCCGTTGTCCACACTCTGGATCAGTTCAGCCGAGTTGAAGCGCATGTCGACTCCATCCTGTGTTGCCACAGTGATGGTGGACGAGCGTTCATCCTGGTCCTGCACCGACATGACACGAGAGCCCTGCCGGCGCGTATACATGTTGGGCTTCTTCACGCGTAGCGTGGAGCCGTGCTTGCCGCCATTCTGATCGAATGAATTGTCGTACTGACGATCCACCGTACCGATGAAACTTGCGACCTCGTGCGCAATGCGCAGAGATTCGCGTGCCACGAGATCCGTGACAACGAATGCGTTCGCCATGACTGGAGATTTCCTTTAGCGGGAATGTTTCTTCCGCCACTTCGCGAAATCGGCATCGGTCCAGTCCTTCGGGTCTTTCTCGACCTTGGGATCGGACGCCTCAAATTTCGGCGGGGGTGACGGGGCCTTGCTGACCTTGTTGGCGTCCTTGGCCTCTTTGGCTTTCTCGCGCTCGAAGGCGAGACGCGCTTCGATCTTTCCGAGCTCGCGGGCGGCTGCTTTGGGCGGCAGCTGCGCAATCTTGTCCGCCACGTCGGGGTTCTTCCCGAGGTGATAGGCAAGCGCCGGACCGTCGTCGGAGTCTTCGATCACCTCGGCCATGTCGGCCGTGATGTGCAGGCGCGGGTTGCGCACCGTGCTCTCGAAATCATCCAAGGTCTTTGCGAATTCGATCGATCGGCTCTTGAACGAAGACTTGCGGCGTTCCGCGGCTTCGCGCTCTTGCTGTGCCTTCAGTCGGTTGTCAGCCGCTGCCTCACCGCGTTTGGCCGCCTCATCGAGGATGTAGCTCTGATACTTGGCGTCGTCGTATTCGAAGTCGGCCAGTGTCTTGAGCCGTTCCTCTGGGGCAGGCTTCGGCGTCTCGGGCTGCGGTGACTGACTGCGCATGGCTAGATCGCGCCAGTAGTCGCGGTCGCGTTCGGTCTCGCGCCAATTCCGGGTCAGTTCATCGATGCGCTTGCCGACTCCCTTCGGCTTATCGTTGGCATCAGTGACGGCGGGTGATGGGTCCGCTACGGTCTCCACATCCGGAGATACGTTTGCATCGGGCGCAGGCGTTTCTACCGCCTGAAGTACGGTCTCGGTCATTTGCGCTCTCGCGGGTTTTGCCTCGGCAACCGGCCGAGTACGGTTATGCGGGTAGAGCGTCCTGCTCTTCGTAAATCGGCTCTGCGATCAGCTCGCCATTGACTCGGCGGGCCTTCATCGCCTTGAGCTTCGGCTTGGGCGCACTGGCCTGAGCCTGAATCTGTTGCAGCACCTGGGCCGCGGCGGCAGCGAACTGCTGCGCCATATCGTTGATCGTCTGCAATGCTTGTGAAACTTGATCGCCCAACTGCTCGCGCTCACCAGCATTCGCGTCTTCGTGCTGCTGAGCCTGTTGCTGGGCTACAGTCGCCTTGAAATTGGCGTCTTTCACCTGCAGCTGAGCGTCACCCACCTGCAATTGAACTTGAGCCTGCGTCAGCTTGGCCATCTGCTGGGCGACGTGCGCGTCAAACTGCGCTTTCTTGGTCTCGAGCTGAGCCACCAGCGTCTGAATCTCCGCCTTACCCTTCTCCAGCCCCTGCTGTTCCTGCTGAAGCTCCTGCGCGGCCTGCATGACGAGCTGGTTCTTCTGCTCGACCATCTGCATCGCCTGCGCGGCTTGAGCCATGACCGCCTGTGCTTCTGGCGGAACCGACTTGCCCTCACTCAGCATCTGCTGAATCGGTGGCGGCAGCATCGCCTTGAGACGGTCTGCAATGTCCTCTGAGTACGGCAAGTCCATCGCCTTGAACACGAGGTCACCAGCAACCGCCATGACTTCAGGCGAGGCTTGCGCCAGCTGCAGGTAGGTTTCTGCCGCTTCCTGGCGCTTGGTGCTGAAGCTAGGACCGACAGTGACTGTCACGTCATAGCGTCCTTGCGCCAGGTCGTTGACCTTGATCGCCTTGCCGGTGGCCGGATCGACGACGACCTGGTTGACCGTCTTGTAATCCTCGGCACCATCCGAGCCGAGAATGCGAAGCTCGCGTTCAGTGTCGTAAATCTTCGGCACCAGATCGATCAGGATCTCCCAGGTACGGCGAATGCCTTTCGCCATATTGTCCTGATAGTTGAACGTCGCAATCTCGCCCTGCTGCTGTCTGGCGATGATGGCGCGGCCCGACTTCTCAGGTGCTGCATCACCGAGGCTTGCATCGAAGATGCCGGTAACCGCCTTGATCTCTTCCGAGGCGATTTGCGATTCCTGAATCAGCGCAACGGGGACGTCAGCACCGCCGAGACGCTGCGGAACACCCGCCGCCTGTGGGTCAGCGTTGTAGAGCAGGAACGGAAAGTTCTTCTGATGCGCCTCGGCCCACTTGCCCGTGTGGCCTTCCGCCTGCTTCACCGTGGCCCACCACTTCGCTTGCGGTGCCTGGGCAATCGTCTCAGTGATCGCGGTACGCGAGACGTTGTAGGAGCGCTGCGCGTCCTTGGCGAATCGTGCCAGGCCAAACCAGCGCACCTTGCCATCCACAACGATGTGTTCGCCGTAGACCATCACGAACGGGAAGTTCGCGCCCGCCCAATCCGATTCCTCCAAGATCGCGCTGCCCGAGGCAATGCACATCTTGATACGGTTGCAGGTCACCTGGCGCCTACGCTTGATCGTCTTCGGATCAATCAGCGGAGCCTCATCAGACGTCGAATCGATGACCTTGCCATCGGCCAACTGCCAAATCTCTTTCTCGTACGGCTCCTTGTACCAATATTCGACGATGCGGACGCTTTCCTCGTCCTCCCACTCGTCATCGTCATCAAACTCGTTCGCCTCCCAGCTGATCTTATCAGCCTTGGGCCATCGCATTTCGTATGCGCTCTTGCTGATCTTGTCGGTGAGAATCCAATCCTGCGCATCGCGCTTCATCGGATCTTTCGCCGCAGGATCGCAGTAGAGACAGAAGGGGTTCTGTAGCGGCTCGACGACAATGTCCTGATCGAATGCGTCCTCGGCGACATACTGCGTGTTGATACGCCATGCGCCCATGCCCGCTGACACCTGATACTCGCCGGCATAGTCAATGACCGTGTCGCCGTCAGAGCTGTTCCAGATGTTGCGAATCAGCCCTTCATAAATCTCGGCCGTGTCCTTGTCCGAGTCCTCAACCCCGCGCACCTTGCCCATAGGGCGATTGCTGCGCATGTCGTTGATGATGCGCTTGCAGGTGATGCGCAGCTTGTTGAACTCGTAGCACGGTCGATCTCCGCGCTCTTTCTTCATGTTCGTGTCCCACTGCTCGCCGGGGACGTTCACGAACTTCATGTCACATAGCGCTTCGGTGCGGTTGTCCTTATCGGCATCGATCATGACCTTGTGGCGCGTGCGGACGCGAGTGAGCAGGGATTTCTGAGGACTCTCCTGCTTCTCGGGTTCTTCCTTCTTGCGCTTAGCCAACTGAGCCACCAATCATTGAGCGGCGCTTGCCGTAGTAGTGATTCATGTTCTCTTGGCGAGAGCACCACTCAAGATTCCATGCAACATTATTCGTCTTGTTGAGATCACGATGATTGACCTCATCGCCAGATCCTTCACAGAAGGCCAGTGCGACAAGCCTATGGACGTACTCAGTTTTGATGCAGCCATCCTTGCTAAGAACGACCTTCATGTACCCACTGACGGCATCAAGAGACTGCTTGCGAACGCGTCCCCTTGCTGGGGAAACAGACCCTGGGATACGACCAGCAACCAGCCTGTCTAAACTGCGGACGCGGCCATGCGTACTGACTTCATACGCGCCTTTGTAGCCGGGTATTTCTTTCCAGATCTCAACCATGCCGTCTAAAGCCTGCGTAGGGGTCTTCAGCCTTGTTGGTGTCGTTGCTCAATTGGTCCGCCACAATCGCGAGATAGCGCGTACCGTCCGCGCCATGCGATTCGTCATCGTGAACTGGGACTGAGGCTTGCCCTTCCGAATTGACGCGACGGCGATACCTGCCAAGCCTCGTAAGCAGCTCGCTCGCATGCGTCTTGTCGATGTAGAAGCGCCCGAATACCTCGCGCGTCTTCCGGATGCCCTGCTCGATCCCGATATCCGGGACGATCTCAACGTCCCAGCCAAGCGCGGCAAACTGCTCTTGTGCGCTCGCGCCGGTGACGTGCTTCGCCTTGCCATCGTGTGGCAGATACAGCTTTCCGTAGTTCAGCTTCAGGTCTCGAAGCTCCTGGCTATAGCTCGGGATGTAGCGCAGCCGGTCTTCGATGTACCGAATGATGCGAATCTCAGAGCCCAGGCGCTGCACGAGCAGCAACGACATGTAGTCGTTGAATCCCAGGTCCGTGATGACATGGACCTTGAGCATCGGGTCGTACGGCACATTGGCCAGACGCCCACTGCTTCGAAGCTTCGAGACTTCGTTGTAGTAGATCGCACCTTCGACAGCCGGCCGGCACTCGCCCTCGTAGATGTGGGCGTAGTCATCGGGGGCCTCGCGCTGCATTCGCTCTCGCGCCGCATCGAGCACCTGCGAACGCCAGGGGTTGTCGCTCCAGTTCATCTTCACCGCGACAACTTCGGGCGAAGGATTGACGACAAACCGCCGATAGGTGTCGTCCGTGTCCATGTCGGGGTTGAAGCTGGCCCATATCTCGGACCCTGGCGCTCTTATCGTTGGCTCCAGAATGTCCCAGCTTCGCTTCGTGACAGTCTGGGCTTCCTCAACCCATGCGCGCTTCAGTCCCTCGAAGCTCTTAATTGAGTCGCGCGTCTGCGCTGACAGACCGGCGAATCGAAAGAATGTACCGTTCTCGCCGCGGATCTCATCCCGCAGGATGTCGTAGAAGCGAGTTAGCCCAAGCTCCTCGATCTGGTTCGAGAGCAGCTGATGCACAGAATCCTTGATGGACTTCTGCACCTCTCGGAAACAGCCAATCGGCAATAGCTGCTCGGCGCCATCAAGCAGCAAAGCTCTCGCAATGCTCCAGCTCTTTGCGCTATCGCGACCGCCATAGAGAACCTTGAATCGAGCTGGCCTGAACAGAAACCCGGCTTTCTCCGGGAACTGCCACTTAACCAGGTCGGACAAGCTCGATTGCTCCCTTGACCTTCACTGGAGGCAGGTCGTCGTCCCCAGCAATCACTTGAGCGGGCTTACCGTCTAGCCGGTTACCGATTTCCAGCAATGCCCACTGCTCGCCAGACTCTGCTGCGCTGACGAGCTTTTCAGCGAGCTTATCGAGTCCAGCTTCGAGCCCTTCGCCACCCGCGGCTTTTGCCAGTGCGCGCGTAATCGCTGACTGCCAACGCTTTGCACTCTTGGCGTTCTGATTACCAGCCGGCGCACCCATTTGACTCAACGCTAATTAGTTGTTTAGAAACCACGAATGTTCTCGACATCCCAAGTCGCCGTCTCGCGTACCTGAGTCGACAGGCCATGATCTGCCGCAACCGTCAGCTGCATGCGCTCATAGCGATTGCATTGCGAGCGAATCGCGTTATGCGTGGCAGTGATGCTGATGCTCACATTCCCCGCAGCGGTCACACTCGTCCAATCGGCGATGACTTCACCGGTCGTGAGATTGTCGAGACGGTAGTAGACGTTCGTGGGCGTTGAGGCTGCACCAGAGGCGCGAAAGTAGGCCGTCGCTGTGAATGCGGAGCCTTCCTGGACCTTGGGCCTGGGAATCTGAATCGCGACGGTGTCAGCCATTTTCGATCGCTATCCGCAGTGCCTGCAGGATAAATTCCTCTTCCTCTTGGGAGCGGCGCATCTCGCGTTCGAGTTGGAACAGCGCCCAAGTGGTCTGTTTGGTGGCGGCCGTCCTCATGGCCTTCTGCACTCGATCGCTTACCTGATCGTCAGGCTTGTATCGCTTCACCAAGGCGGACAGCCGCTCAAGCTCCGCTCGGCGAGCGTCCTTGGC